ACCGAATTCTGCCGCCGGATCGAAGCCAGCGACTTTTTAACCGGACGCCGCCGAGAAGCAAACCAAAAGAAATGGACAGCCGATCTCGACTGGTGCATCATTCCCAGCAACGCCGCCAAAATTAGAGAAGGAAAGTACGACAACCCCAAGACATCCGATGCACCCCGAAAATCTTTCTGGTAATACCCAAGCTTTCAGAGCCGGAGCCCTCCCCGACGGAAACCGCGAAGTCGGCCACCGAGAGCCGATGGAGCGCCCATGCCATACCCACCGATGCGCCGGGAAAATCTACACCGTCGAAATGCGCGAAGGCCGTCACTTTTTCGTGACACCATTCTGCGACGCCTGCGTCCTAGACATTAAGCGCCGGGAAAGAGAAGCGGAGGAGGAGGACGAAAAAGCCCGATGGCTAAAGGCGACGACAAAGCGCTGGATGGACGCCTGGGGCGGACCCGCGTCCGCATACCACAAGACCAACTTCGACAAGCTACCGCTTCCCCACCACAGCAACAAAGCGCTGCTGTGGACCCCGGACGAGCAACTCGGCCTGATTTTAGTCGGCCCCAGCGGAAGCGGAAAAAGCCGGACCATGTACCTCCTCCTGGACCGCCTACGCAGGGAGCGCCAGATCATCGCCGACGTTCAACCGTGCATCCAACTGCGCCAGAAGATTGTGAGCGCCGCCAGGAGCCGCCACGAAAGCGACCGCCACGACCTAATCACCCAGCTTGCCACCGCGCCGGTCCTCTACCTCGACGACCTCGGCCAGATGAACAACACCGACGCCGCCGCCGAAGCTTTACTCGAGATCGTCGAACTCCGCCACCGCGCCGAGCTTCCCACCCTTGCAACAACGCAATTTTCAGATGAGGAATTTATAAAGACCTTCAAACAGCGCCAGACCGGCGAGGCCATCGCCCGCCGCCTGGGAGAATCCAGCCACATCATCAAGTTTCCAGCCATCCAATGAAAGACCTCGCCGCCGTCATTATAGCCCTGGGAGGCCTTGCCAGCTACACCCGCCTCGTCGAAACCAACAACCCAGGAGGAGCCGGAGGAGCCGCGATCATTGCCCTCGCCCTTTCCATGGCTTTGATCGGATCAAACAGCAGACCCCCAACCCCTCCCCCACCAACACCATGACCCCGAAACACAACGTGATCACCGCCTTTGCCCGAGGCCTCATGAAACAGCCGGAGCTCCTAGCAGTAAGCTGCACGCCCCGCCGATTGACCATGACGACGACAAAAGGCGACTACTCGCGCCTCGTTGGAAAAGGCGGAGCCCACATCCGCGCCATGGAGCGCCTGGGAGACGAATACGACATCACCGTCATTCTGGCCGATGCCGTCGAAAACGTCGCGCCGATTGCCGCCACCTTGAAGGAGCCGGAGGACGTCCTCGCCGACGCCGTCCGCATTCTGCGACCAACGGCAAAGATCGACAGCAAAAAGAACAAGGAGCGAGGCGTCCTCGAGGTCACCGTCGACGCCCGCCCCGCCTTGAGCGACACGGCCCGCGCCGCCATTGATACGCTAACACACAGCATCGCCCGCACAGCCCTGCTGAGAATGGAGGTCGAATGGCGCTGACCCGATACGACGCCCCAGGCCGGTACCTCGTTGAGAGCAGCGACCCGAAGCGAGCCGGAGAAGCGTACATGGTTGACCTTTTCGCCTTTGCCGGAGACGGACAATGCGCCTGCGAAGATTGGACAATCCGCATCCACCCTCACCGCGACGCAGGCACCGAGCCGCCGCGCCGTTTTTGCAAACATATCGCAGAGGCCCGCGAAGCCTTCACCGACGAGATCATCGCCGGATTTATTGCCCAGGCCATCAGCTAGAGCCCACCCCGAACCCGAGACACCATGAAAAAACCGAAAAGCCCCGAGATAACAAAAGCCGAGGAAGCCATCCAAAAACTTGAGCACGACCGAGACAACGACCCGCGCCTCCCGCCGATCATCAGCAAAAGAGACGCAGCCAAAGCAACAGCCCACAAACTCGACAACGAGATCAACAAGATCAAAAACGAGTACAGCGATAGAATCTGGAAAGCACGTCGCCAACTTTCAGACGCCCACCAAGCCGCCAGAGATACGGTCCCAAAGCCACCCGAGCGCCTGCGCCTAGCGATTGAGAAAACGATAAAAGGCACGACCACAGTCCTCGAGGCCGTCGCCTGGAACGAAGACGGAACCCGCGCCATTTTGAAATGGCCCGGACACAAATTCTGGAACGGAATCGGGAACCCACAAGCGTACAGCCCAACCGAGTACTTTCTGGTTGATACAGAAGGCCTCGAAAAAAACCAAAACCGAGGAATCACAAGCGCAAAGCACGATCCCGAAGCCGTAAAGGCGGACTGCAAAGGCCGACTCAGCCCAGCCACCAAAGCCGCCTGGATGGCCTGGATCAACGGAGGAAAGGAGCCATGAGCAACAACAAGCAAAAAGGCAACTTTTTCGAAGACCTAGTGACGATGGTCGCCAGCAGCTACCACGCCCAAGGCATCGCCAAGCTTGAGAAGGTCGACCCGCCGGTCGCCATCAAGTACCGGCCCGGAGGCCGACCATTGATCATCCCGAAGCAAAGCCCGTTCCTGGACTTTGTCGGAGTTTGGACAGCGCAGGAAGGCCGCGCCCTTTTCATCGAAGCCAAGAGCACCGAGCAACCCCGTCTCGAGTTTGGGAACGAGACAGGCATCAAAGCCAGCCAACTGGCCAGCCTCCGCACTTGGCACAACACCGGAGCCGTTGTGGGAGTTTTGTGGCACTACCTGGGAGAAGTCCGCCTCGTCACGCTTTCCACCATTGCAGCGACCGAGCAAACAGGCCGCAAGAGCATCCGATGGAACGACGCGGAGCCGTTGCCCAGAGGAAAAGGCCTCGTCGAGTTTGACTTTTTGTCCGTTTTATCGTATTTCTACGGCCTACCCACCGAACCACCCCAATGAGAACCCGAAACAACCCGAACGACAACCCCGTCACCCACGCCCTCCTTTCCCGAGCCCTTGACCCAATTGTGGCATGGTGCCAAGAGGAGCGAGGCCGGAAAAGCCAACTCCTCCTGGCGATGCAAGCCGCAGCCGAGCCGGAGACAATACACCGGTCCATTCTTGAAAGCTGGCTCAAAGAGAAGCCAGAGGACCGAAACCAGCCCAGCCTTGCAGCGGGAATGCTACTTTTACAGGTCGCCGAGACCCTCGGAATCTTAACCATTGCCGAGGTCTTCAAACGCCAGTAAAAACCCGATTCAAACCCAATAATAACAAGCCAATGACACCCATCACACCCCACAAGCTCTCCCTGTTGTTTCCCGACATGGAGGCAGCGCAGTACGAATCCTTCAAAGCCACGATCAAAGAGGGAGGCCTCCGGGAAGACATCATCCTCCTCGACGGCCAGATCCTAGACGGTCGCCACCGCTACCGCGCCTGCCTTGACGTGGGCATCAAGCCGACTTTCGAGAACTACAACCCCGCCGTCCATGGCATCAGCCCCGCTCAATTCGTCATTGACCGGAACCTCGAGCGCCGCCACTTGAGCGCCAGCCAGAAAGCCGCCATCGCCCTCGAGGCCTTGCCCCACTTCGAACGCGAAGCCCTCGAGCGAAAGCAACAAAGCCAATTCAAAGTCGTCCCCAAGGAGGAGCCCGGAACACCGGAGACCGGCGAGGCCGCGACCGACGAGCCGCCGCAGTACACCAAAGACGACGGCAACGCCAAAACCACCGTACGCGAACACACCCGCCGCAACCAGCCCACCGGCCCCGTCCCCGCGCCCCTCGAAGGCCAGAGCACCAAAGGCAAAGCCGTCGACCTCGTCGCGGAGCGATTCGGAACCAGCCCGACCATGGTCAAGCTTGCCAAGCGGATCAAAAAGGACAACCCCGACCTCTACCAAGACGTCCTCGCCGGTCGCGTTACCGTGACAGCCGCCGCCGCCACCATTGACGCCGCCAAGAGCAACGAAGAGAAGAAGGCCAAGAAAGAAAAGGAGCGCCAAGCCCGCAACGCCAGCCTGATCATTTTGGAGGAGAAGTACGGCCCGACTTCCCAGGTCGTCACCGCCGCCCGGAAGGGAACCATCCTCAAGGACAACGAGCACCTCGGCACTTTTTCCGAGCTTCCACCGGAGCAAGGCAAGCTCCTGCTGCCTTTGCTCGCCAAAGGCTGGACGCTACCCAAGGCCCAGCAATACATGGACGGAAAGCTCACGACCGAGAGCACCATCGACGACCTCATCAACAGCGCCATCGCCAGCAAGGCCGACGAAGGCGTCCCGTTTGTCCGCGTCTTTGGCGCATTCACCGTGACCGTGACCAAGTAACCCCAGCGCCCCGGCGGAGCGACCCTCCGCCGGAGCCTACCACCCCGAGACACCCAACCCATGGACCGAAAAGACATCCTCCTCCGCGCCGCCTACGACCTACTCACCCGAGCCAATGCCCACGGATACGTTCAAGACGCAAACGAGATCCTGGTCCGCTACGACGCCGCCGACTGCGACGGTGCCTGCTTGAGAGACGACATCGCCGCCGAGCTTAACCTCGACGACAGAACCCCACCCATCCCCCTGCAAGAGTAACCCCACGCCACCGAGACACCCAATGAACCCCGAAGACACCACAGCAGCCGAAGCCGCCCTCGCCGCCATTCACGACCAGATCGCCGCCGAGAACGCCCGCCACCAAAACGCCATGGACCCGCTCAAAAAAGCGGAGAGAGAAGCCACCGACAAACTCGCCCTGCACAAGCTAGGATTCAAAGCCGGGAGCTTAATCGAAATCACAAAACGGATCGGCTACGGAAAAACAGCGAGAGAGCAAACCCAAATGGTCCGCGTGACACGGATCACAGAAGTCTCCGGCCAATTTGGCATCCGATTCAAAGGACACGTGATCCGGAAAAGCGACGGAAAACAAGCCGAGTACCGCCAAGACTTTTGGACAGATAACATCAGAGTCCTCGAAGTTGAAGCCCCAGCCGAGGAGGCAAAATGAAGTGGAACCCCGAGTACCGCCTCCGTGACTACCAGCGAGAATGGTGCCGCAAAGTTTCCGACGGATTCAACAACGGCCCCGAGAACGTCCCCATCAAGAGAGGCCTCGGCACCGCCGGAACCGGAGCCGGAAAGACCATCATGGCCAGCGCCTTGATTTACGCCGAGCAGAAAACCCCCAGACCAAAGCCCTGCCTCTTCCTGGCCGACCGGGACGAGCTCGTCGGCCAAGCCGCCGACAAGATTTATAAGACAACGGGAACTTTTGCCGACATCGAGAAAGGGACCAGCCGAGCCAGCCCCCAGGCCGACGTCGTAGTCGGGAGCATTCAGACCATCAGCCGCAGCGACCGCTTGCACCGATTCGACCCGGACCAATTCGGCCTCGTCATTTGTGACGAAGCCCACCTGAGCCTCGCCGACAACTGGCAGCGGACCCTGCGCCACTTTGAACCGGCCCGAATTCTAGGCATCACGGCAACGCCAAGCCGCCACGACAAAAAGAAGCTCCTGGACTTTTACGAAGCCGAGCTGGCCTCCATCGGCCTTTTCGACTTGATCAACCTGGGAGCCCTTGCACCGATCACCGTCCAGACGATAGGCATCGAGATCGACGCCACCCGCGCCAGCTTGAGCGACAGCGAGGACAACGACGAACTCGCCGAAGCCGTCGAGCCTTACTGGGACGCCATAATCGACGCCTGGGAGGCCAACGCCCGCGACCGGCCCACCTTGATCTTTCACCCCAGCCGGAAGGCCAGCCGCGCCTTCACCGAGCGCCTCCAGGCCCGAGGCATCCGCGCCGCCCACATTGACGGGAGCAGCAAGAACCGCGCAGAGATCCTGCAAAGCTTCACAGACGGGAAAATCGACGTTTTGAACAACGCCGTCCTCTTGACGACAGGATACGACGAGCCCCGGATCGGCTGCATCATTAACCTGCGCCCCACCCAGAGCAAGACGATGTACCAGCAGATCGTCGGACGCGGAACCCGCCTTTTCCCAGGCAAGGACAACCTCCTCCTTTTGGACTTCCTCTGGCAATTTGCCGAGCTAGGGATCATGAGGCCCGCCGACTTGATCGCCGACAGCGAGGAGCAGCGCAACGCCGTCCAGCGCCGCCTGGAAGCCGGAGAGCAGCAACTCAACCTCCAGGAGATCGACGAGGCCGTGATGGGAGAGCGAGAGCAGGCCATGGTCCGCGCCTTGAAGGCCGCGAAGAAGCACGGAGGGAAAGTCTACGACGCCCGGAGCATCGCCGCCGTCTGCCACATTCCCGCCCTGGTGGACTACGAACCCCTCGCCCGATGGGAGAGCAAGCCAGCCAGCGAGAAGCAAGTGGCGTGGCTAGCAAAACACGGGATCGACCCGGACACGGTCAGAGGCCGAGGCCACGCCAGCGCGATCATGGACGCGATGATGGAGAGGTACAAGACCGGAGCCGCCACCATACGCCAGACCGTAACCCTGGCCCAGATGAAGATCGAGGAGCCCTGGAAATTGAGCATCCAGCAAGCAAGCGAAATCATAGACGCCAAATTTCAGCAGTACAAGGAAAGACGGTGAGGACATAAAAACCCCCACCGGAGGAGGCCCGTAGAATAAGGGATTCAGCGCGAAGAAAAAAAGTGAAAAAAACTTCATTCTCGCCGTTGACAATACACGATAAATAGGGCATAATGGCAGCACGTTCAAAGAGCGAACGCAACCCCGAGACACCCAAAACCGATGTTCTACCGCAACCTGATCCTCAACAAATTGAACCGCAGCGCCAACAAAAGCGCATGGTTTCACACCGACTGCGACGCGATGATGAAAGCCGCCGACGATTTAGAAAAAGAAGGCTTGATCAAGCAAGCAGGATCAGGACGCGGAGAAGTCCGGTACGTCCTTGTCACAAAATAACCACCCAACCCGAGACACCCAAAAACATGAGCACCACCACCGCCCCCGCCCCCCTTTACTTGACCATTAACTCCGAGATCGGAGTCGCCGCCCGGATCTTCACCGATACCCAAGACCCCGCACGCTTCACAGTCAGCATCTGGGACACCGACGCAGACGCTCTGGTCGGGAACTATTGCGGAGTGCCCACCTGGGAGGCCGCGAAAGCCTACGCCGACAAAGCGGGCGACTTGAGCCCCGCCCAAAAGCTCGCAGCCATTCTGGAAGACGCCCCTGAGTTTGACGACAGCCTCGGGATCAATATGAGAACCCTCGCCGGAGCCTACAACGAGCTCCGCGCCAACATTCAAAAACTGAAAGAGGAGCTCGAAGCCTAAGCCCCGCAACCCCAACCCCGAGACACCCGAACCACCATGAGCACCATCGCCCCAAAGTTACCCATCGCCAAAATCCGCGAAATTATCCGCTCCGGCTTTTTCCTCCGAGACATGATGACCGGAGGCACCCGCGAGGAATTCGCCCGCCAGAACGTCGGCCCCGAGCTACTAGCCCGCGCCGCGCAGATTGCAGGCCTTGAAATTCCTGAACGCTTCCAGGTCGACCGGATGGAGGCCAACGCCGAGATCGCCCGCCTGCAAGAGGTCGCCGCCCGCTGGGAATTGCGCCGCCGGGAATACCTCGACAAGATCACCGACACGCGTACGGCCTTTAACAGCTTCCAAGAGCTACTCGACGCCCCCGGTGGATATTTCCCCAGCCTCCGGAAAACGGTCGCGGAGGAAAGCTTTCTGGCCGATTGTTACGACGCCGCCCAAACCGAGCGAGGCGACAGCCGCCGCGCCTTCCTTTCCTAACCCAACCCCAACCCCGAGACCCACCCGATGAAACCCAAGATCAGCACCGCCACCGCCCGCGACATGACCGCCCTGGCCCTTCAACACCTGACCCCAGGAGAGGAGGCCGAGCGATTCATCAAAGCCTGGAGCAGCGCCCTGCCGCAGCTTTTCGACATCAGCGAGCACGACCTCGACAAGGCCACCGGCCAAGCCTGGGCCGAATTCCAGCAATGGCACCGGGACACGATCACCGCCAAGGTGGGAGCCGTTGCCGTTTCCATTCTTGAATTCTTGCAAGCCGCCACCCCAAACCAAAAAACCACCCGAGCATGAGCACAGCCAGACCCAACACCACCCGCCGCCGGACTTTCCGCACAACCGGCCTGTACGCCGTTGACAGCGCCGACGCCAAGCAGATCATCGTCGAGCTTGAAGGCGACACCCTCGCCTTTAGACACGCCGGGAGCCGCGTCCGATACCGCCTGGACATTCCCCAGGCGATGCGCGAGGCCATCATCCGCCACGCCGAAAGCCTTCCCACCACCTAACCCAAACCACCCACCCCCCGAGGGATTGATCAGCGCCGCCGGGAAAATTGCCCAATTGATGCCACCCCCTCCCGCCGCCACCCCATGAGCCCCGCCAAAGCCGCCGCCTTGACCATTTCCGAAGCCTTGAAGCACCTCAAGCCACGGAGAGAGGAAAAGCCCCTGCAAGACGACATCGAGACCACGCTCCGCGCCAGCTTCGAAAGCGTAGCGAGAGAGCACCGCCTCGACCGCCAGAGCAGAATCGACTTTTTGATCACCCTGGACGACCCGCCCCAGCGCATCGGCCTCGAGGTCAAGACCGGAGGAAGCAGCCAAGGAATCGCCGCCCAGCTACTCCGGTACGCTTTGTCGGAGCAATTCGACGCCCTGGTCCTTTTGACGACCAGCCCCGCCCGAGGCCTTCCCCACGCCTTCACCGTCAAAGGCCGGACCATTCCCCTAGTCGTCCTTAACATAGCCCACAACGCCCTGACCTAAATGACCACCCACGGCACCGTCACGTACCGCCACCCGACCGCCAAGCAAGCCGCCGCCGCTTGGAGGATTGACACCACCCCCAACCTCCGCGCCACCCTCCGCCGCCTATTCCCCGCCACCAACTACCAGAAGACGCCCCACATCGAGCTCCCGACCACCCCGGACAAAAGCCGAGACTTGGAATGGTTTTTGCAGCGATACCCCCACCGGATCGACCCCCACCACCACCGCCTCCTGACTTCCATGGCCGACGTCAGCCGGGAGACCGAGCGAGACGCCGCCGAGATCCTCTCCGACGGATACGAGCCCCAGCCGGTCAACCTAGCAACGCCCCTCCGGAGCTACCAAGCCGTCGCCGTTGACCTTTGCCGGAAGGTTAAAGGCCTCCTGTTGGGAGACGACCTCGGCCTCGGAAAGACCGCCGTCGGGATTGCCCTGACAACCTACCAGGACGCCCGCCCCGCCGTCGTCATTTGCCAGACCCACCTCCCGAGACAATGGGCCGCGCAATTTAAGAAATTTGCCCCCCAGCTTTCCGTCGAGATCGCCCAAACGATGAAACCCCACGCCTGGAGGAGCGACGTCCTGATCTTGCCCTATTCGAAAGCCGCCGGATGGCGTGACGCCCTAGACCACATCAAAACCCTCGTTCTTGACGAGGCCCAGGAATGCCGCAAGAGCACCAGCGCCAAGTACGCCGCCGTTTCCAGCATTGCCAGGAACGCCACGTACCGCCTGGGATTGACGGCAACACCCGTGTACAACTACGGTGGCGAGACCTTCAACGTCTGCGAGCCCCTCCGACCGGGAGAACTTGGCACCGCCCACGAATTCATCCGGGAATGGTGCGCGGAGGGAGGCCACACCGACACGGCCCGCGTACTTGAGCCCCAAGCCCTCGGAGCCTACCTCCGCGAGAAAACGATCATGCTACGGCGGACCCGCGCCGACGTCGGACGCGAAGTCCCACCGGCCCAGATCATCGCCCAGGTCGTCCCCTTCAAACACGCCGTGATTGACGCCTTTTTGAGAAAGGACGCCCATCAACTAGCCCGGACCATTCTGACCGGAAGCTTCACCGAGCGAGGACAGGCAAGCCGGGAATTTGACAACCGCCTGCGACAGGCGACAGGCATCGCCAAAGCGCCGTACGTGGCCGAGCTTGTAATCGACCTCGCGCAGGCCGGGAAGAAAGTCGTCCTTGGAGGATGGCACCGCCAAGTGTACGAGATTTGGCGCGAAGCCTTCAAAGAGAAAGGCGTCCCCCACTGGCTGTACACCGGGACCGAGAGCGCCACAGCCAAAGCCGCCGCCGTTGAAGCATTCACCAAAGCACCGGAAGGAGCCGTCCTCATTCTTTCACTTCGAAGCGGAGCAGGCCTCGACGGCCTCCAATACCACAGCGACACCATCGTCAGCGGAGAGCTCGACTGGAGCCCCAAGGTCCATGAACAATTCAACGGACGCGTGGTCCGCGACGGCCAGGAGAACGAAAGTACGATCATTTACCCGATAGCCGAGACCGGGAGCGACCCCGTCATGGCAAAAATTCTCGGGGTGAAGATTGAGCAAGGCCTCGGAATTACAGACCCGACCGTCGACCCGGGACAAGCCTCGAACCAATTCGGCGACAGCAACAACGAAGAGATCGTCAAAAACCGGAGCGCCGCACTTGCGCGAGACTTCCTGAGCCGCTACGATAAAGCCCACCCAAGCCCCGAACCCGAAGAAGACTGAGACACCCGCCATGAATCCACCCGACCCCAGCCCGCCACCTCTTGAGGAAAACCCCGAGTACGCAAACGCCAAACCGGAAGCGCCACCGGCAAAGCCCAGCAAGATCAAACTGCCCAAAGGGAGCATCCTGCAAATGAAGGCGACAAGCTACATCGTCAAAGGAGGAGGCCGACACCACGTCATGCTGGCCGGAAAGGGCCGAAAGTTTGAACCAGGGATGAAGGTGCAAATTTTCGGTCACACGTTGACCTGCAAGAACAGCACCGACAAGACCGTCCGCCTGGACACCGAGCCCGACGTCGTGATCGATTCAAGACCCATCGCCAAACGCTAACCCACAACCCCGAGACACCCCATGAACGCACAACCCACCCTGGCCATTGATTGCACCGAACACGAAGCGTGGCAGCTAATTCGACCCCTGCGACCAGGAGAGGACGGGCGGACCATTTACCTCTCCGACCGGAGCGAAGATCCGGAGTTTGCCGACGACTTCCAATGGATAAAAGACCAGGAAGGAGCGCCTCTCATTGCCTTCCACTACCGAGGCGACCACATCGTCACCGCCGCCATCATGGAAGCCATCACGCCAGAAGAGCTCGCAGCCGACAGCGCCGTCGCCGCCGACGTTCACGACGCCCGCGGCGCCCAACTAGCCCACCGCCTAGACCTTGACGCCGACACGTACGAGATTCTGGAGCCAGACCACACCGGCCTCGCCAAAGACCGCCTCAAAGCCGCGCCCGAATTCAGCCAACTGGAAAAAATCTTTGCAGAGGAATGGATCATCGAGAACCAGCGCCACGGCCTAAACCACGGACTGCTGCAAGACCTTCTCCGAGACCATACCCACCAAGACGCCCCACGCTTCCAGGGATGGGGACCGCAACTCCTCAACAACCGAGAGCGCCGGATCGCCGCCACCGTAATCCAATGGCTAGGAACCAACGTGGGCATGGCCTTTCTTCACCGCGTCAACCGGAGCAGCGCAAACAACCTCGTCAACCACCTCGACAGCCGCCCAAGAGCATGAAAAAAACCGCCACCACCACCAAGCCAGCACAACCGGACCCAACAGTCCCCCAGGTCCGATGCGCCCACACCCGCCTCGTCAACCCAGCCGAGCTCAAGCCCCACCCGAAGAACCCAAACACCCACCCGCCAGAGCAGGTCCGCCTGTTGGCAAAAATTATCGCTTCAACCGGATTCAGGAACGCCATCGTCGTCAGCACCCGAAGCGGATTTATAACGAAGGGACACGGAAGGCTAGACGCCGCCCTCCTCAACCACTACACCCTCGTCCCGGTCGACTTCCAGGACTACGACACCGACGAGCAGGAGATCGCCGACATCCTCGCCGACAATTTGGTCTCGGATTTGGCCGTGATGAACCGCAGCGCCATGCGAGGCCTCCTCAAGGAGCTCGAGGACAAAAACCACGACCCCGAGCTCGCCGGATTTTTGCAGGCCCAGACCGATCAAGCCAACGAGAAGAAGAAGCTGGCCGGGAACCTTTCACGAAAATTCATCGTGCCACCATTCACCGTCCTGGACACCCGCACCGGCCCATGGATTGCACGCCGCCAACTTTGGGAAGCGCTGGGCATTAACAGCAGCCAAGGGAGAGACGAGAAACTGACGTACGCAGCCAGCAGCCAGAGCGCCAGCGTCTATTCAGCCAAGAACGCGTACGAGGCCCAGGTCGGACGGAAGGTCACCTGGGAGGAATTCATCGAGAACAACCCTGACGTGAAACTTTCCAAAACAACCAGCAGTTTCAACCCCGCCATGTGCGAGGTCATTTTTCACTGGTTTTGTCCACCCAACGCGGCAATCCTCGACCCCTTCGCAGGAGGATGCGCCGCCGGAATCGTTGCCGCCGTCCTCGGCCACCGTTTCACCGGGATCGAGCTCCGCGCCGAGCAGATCGCGGAGAACTACCGCCAAGCCGCCCAGTTTTTCAACGACACCGGGATCAACCCAGCCCACCAGCCAAAGTGGATTCATGGAAGCAGCCTGGACATGGAAACGCTCCTGCCACCAGATGCAAAATTCGACCTCGTCCTTTCATCGCCGCCCTACCACGACCTCGAAAAGTACAGCGACCAGGAAGGCGACCTGAGCAACCAGACAGAACCGCAATTCAGAGAGATGCTAAAGACCGTCGTGGAGCTTGCCACCGCCCGCCTGCTTCAAAACCGATTCTCCGCCTGGGTCGTTGGAGACTACCGCCCCGCCCCGAACGTCCTCCGATTCATGGCGACCGACATCATCAGAGCGAGCCCCGCCCCGCTTTACAACCACGCCACGTACATCACCCCAGCCACGTCCCTGGCCGTCCGAGTCTCGCGGAGCTTTTCAGCCCTTCGAAAGCTCGGGAAGAACAACCAAGACATCGTCTTTTGTTACAAAGGCGACCAGATCGAGCTCGAGAACCGCGCCGACGCCGCCGCCATTGAACACATCACATTCTGCTACAACGGAGAGGTCAAGACCATCCCCGAAGCACTAGGATCGATGGGAGCCCGAGACATCGTGCCCCTCGGCGACATTTTGTCAGAACTCACCCAACAGAGAGACAGCGAAACCACCGAATAAACCCCCCCAACACCCAAACACACCCATGGACCCCAAAGCCTACGCCCGCCAAGCCCTCGCCGCCGTCACGCTCAACGCGCAACGCCTAGCAATTCAATTTGAGACCTCCAGCCAACGCTTCACCAAGGCCGTGACCATTGCCTACCTGAGCGGAGCCCAACAAACCGCCGCCTTCATGACCCGCAACGACGGAGAGGTCACAAGCCAGCAGATCGAGAAAGGCCTGCAGGAGGCCGGACACCTCCTCGGCTTCGAACTTCGAAGAACAAACGAGGAGCACATCGTCGGCCAGACCAAACCGGAGGAGCCCACCGAAGCCGCCCCGGACATTTTCAAACACTGGCCCCGCCCATGGAAAGCCCAGACCGAAAACGGAACCGTCGGCAACATCGAAGCCGCCAACGGAGAGCCCGTCGTCCAGGTCCAGCCATTAAGCCCAGCCTTCGAAAGCGACATCATCGAGCGCAACGTCTACCGCCAAACGATGGCAAAACAGATCGCCGCCGCCGTCAACGCCTACAAACCGACCACCGCACCCCCAGCGCCGGAGCCCACCGACCGCAACGCCCGAAGCGCCGTCGCATTGCTTGAGCAACTTATCAGCGCCGCCGAAACGACGCCCGCCGCCGCCTTTTTCGACTTTGCTCGCCAGCTTGCCCAGGAATGCGACACGGCCCGCGCCGCCAAAGCCTACGAACCCGACGCCCCAGCCCTCCAAGCCTTCGCAGAGCGCAACAACCTCGAAGATTGCAGCCTCCGCCACCTTTGCCAGATCGTCGACGACGCCCGGACCATGGAAAACGCACCCCAAGACCCAAAGCCCAGCAAGGACTGAAAGCCACCCCAGCCCCAGACACCATGAGCCCCACCACCTTCCCAGAGCAGGACACCACGTACGCCAAGGACCAGCCCGAGTACCAACCCCTCCCCGCCTACCGCTACCACGACCACGAAGGTACCATCCTTTGCTGTTGGCAGCTTTCGATCAGGGAGCGCCTCAAGCTACTTTTCACCGGGAGACTATGGCAACACGTTCTCACCTTCAACCTTCCCCTTCACCCGCAACGATTGAGCGTCGACAAACCCGAGATCCCCACACCGGCCCCAGAAGCCGCCGACTTTGTCCAATGGGCCGACGACCACCCCAAGATCGAGAACGCCCTCGCCTTCCTCTACGGTCCCGAGCACAGCCGCGAACTGACCAAGCGAGCCTTTTACAGCGCCGCCAAATTCAGGTGCCCAACCTACGTCGGAGAATGGATCGAGTACAACGGCCTCGCGTGCATTGCAGGCCCAGACCTCCTCGCCGCTTTCATTAAAGCCCACGAAGCATCCAAAAAACGCGCCACGACATGAGAAACGAGATCGACGACCGCCTGGAACTTGAATTCGAAGCCGACGCGGAGTGGAAGGCCTACCAGACCCGCGTCGCCCGGATTCTAACGAAGCGCAACGGAGGCAAACCCCTCAACAAAGAGGAGACCGCCATCCTGGCCGACTATAAGGTCGCCACCGGCCTGAAGGAGCCGCCCCGAAACCACCAAGGCGAGATCATCCCGCCCATCCTCTACGGATACAACGAAGCCGCCGAGGCCTTCAACGTGGCCAGGGAGCAACTGTACACGCTTCGAAAGAACAACAGCCCCGCCTTCACCCACAACATCATCCTCGCCGCCACCTTGAGCGAGGAACTAAAGGCCAACCCAAACCCCGAGTACGCGCCCCTTAACGCCATCCACACCGGAGCCAAAGGCAAGCTGACGCCGGAGCTAATGGAGAGCATCGTCGCCCAACTCAGCACCTGCCCCGTCCTTTCCACCGTAGCCGGAGCCCACGGAATAACTGGTGCAACGCTATCGATCTGGAGGAGCAAAGGCGAGGCCGGAGAAAAGAGGTACGTTGAATTCTTTAAACGCACAGAGGCCGCGCTGGAAGAAAGCCGCCTCGGCCTAATTCGAGACATTGCAACGGACCCCGACTGGAGAGCCAAGCTGACCATCCTGGAGCGGACCCAGCCGGAGAAATTCGGACGCGTCCACCGCCTCGAGCACACCGGGAAAGACGGAAAAGACCTCCCGGCCCCGACCACGGCCACACCGATGGTCACGGTCATTCTTGGCACCGGCCAGACCGGCCCGAACCCCTACGACCCCGACGCGCCGCCGCCGGAGGAGATCCCGGAGGAGCCCGACGACGACGAGGATGGAGAGGAGGCCGGAGAATGAGCCAAAAAGCGACCGCCCGCCGAAAGCCGACTAAAGGCGACCTCATCGCCCTCGTAAACCTTGCCGCCCACGAAGCAGGCAGCGCCCTGAACGTCTACCACGACGACCGCCAGCCAGACCGCGCTGGAGAGATGCAGCGCCGACTGGGAGAGCTTCAACGATTGATGCTGGAAGCCGCCAGCCACTACCCACCGCCCCGAGCAAGCCCATGGACGCCCCCGACGACCTAGCCGCCCTCCTGGCCGGATTGACCGGCGAGGCCATCGCCGGACAAGGCCGCGTCAACGACCTACTCCACAAGACCCCCGCCCTAACGACCGGCCTCAACACCGGAGACCTTGCCCTGCACACCAAGAGCAACCACGTGACCCTCAACCACGCAGGGATCGCCGCCGCCGCAAAGCAGATTCAGCACCTCCCCGAAGACGGATGGGCCGTGCATTGCATCATGGGCGGAGACTTCCACGGATTCGACGTCATCCCCACCATTCAGCACCTCGCCGGATGCGCCATCGATACTCTGACCATCGCCACGCTTTCCTTTTCAAAACGCAACCTTTCAAACCTTGCCCTCATGCTTGACCAGGGAACCGTCCGCACCGTCGGCCTGTTGACCTCGGACTATTTCGCCAAGGCCGACGCCTTGATCTACGGAGCAGCCAAGCGAGAGCTCATCGAGAAACGCACCGGCCACCGCCTCGCCTTCACTCGGACCCACGCCAAGGTGATCTGCATCAAGACCGACGATGGCCGCTATTTTGTAGTCGAGAGCAGCGCCAACCTGCGAAGCTGCGTCAACTTCGAGCAATTCGCACTTTTTCAAAGCCGGGAGCTTTTCGATTGGCATTCTGACTGGATCGACTACCTTCTCACCACAGGAGGAAAATAAAGCCATGGCCAAAAAAGCAGCAAAGAAAGCAGCCACCAAACGAGCACGTCCACGCCCACCCCGGCCCCGCCCCGGCGGAGGAGCCCGCAGCGGAGGAGGAGCAGGCGACGACGGCGGAGATCCATTCTAGGCCACCACCGGCCACCCCGAGACCCGAAAGCACCGACGGCAACGCACCGCCGCCCCACCGAGCCCACATGACACCACCCCAAACGCCCCCAGGATACAACACCACGCATCGCCGCCGAGCCGAGGCCGGTCGCTGCGTAGGATGCGGAAGCGGAAAGCTTCACACGCTCCGTTTTTGCTTTCCCTGTGCCAGCGCCAAAGCCGAGGAGGCCCGCCTCGCCTACAAAGCCCGAACCCGGACCAAAGCAGCATGAAGCACCGCCGCCCCTTTCAGACTTGGAAAGACCTCGAGACCGACGAGCCCGTCCCAGGCCCGGAAAAAAGCCTCCGCCTTTTTGCATTCAGGAACCCCAGAATGAACTTCATCGAAGTTTACCTCTGGTCCCACGCCTACCAAATGCGAGCCGCCCGCCAGCGAGCAAGCCAGAGAGAGCGAGCCAAAACCCAAGGCTTTTTTCACGAATTCCATGAGCAAAAGATCGACCGCAACCGCCGAGGCCACGCCATCGGAAGCAAGAAGATCGGAGAAATTCACCTGTGCCGCAAATTCCTGACCGTTGACACCATTTCCCACGAAGTCCACCACGCCACCCTGGCCTGGGGCCACAGGTTGAAACGGCCCCTGCCACAGACGACCGAGGAATCCTGGACCGAGCCCAAGCACAACGTCCGATGGAGCCCCGAGGAATTGAGCGCGACCCTCCAAGGCCAATGGACCGACGACCTCGTACAAGCCTTTTGTGAGCACGTAGCCGCCCGGAAATGATCACGCTAGAGCTTCAACCGAAGCAGGCCGAAGCCTTCACCAGCCGAGCCACCGAACTGCTGTACGGCGGAGCCGCCGGAGGAGGAAAGAGCCACCTCGTCCGGGTCGCCTTGATTGCATGGTGCCAGATGATCCCCGGCCTGCAATGCGCCCTTTTCCGCCGGACTTTTGCCGACCTTCACAAAAACCACATGGAAGGCCCAACAAGCTTTCCCCAGCTTCTAGCGCCCCTGGTCAACGCAGGCCACGCCCGCATCGTGCAAGGGGAAATCATATTTAGCAACGGGAGCCGGATAAGCCTGTGCCATTGCCAGCACGAAAAAGACAAGCTCAAGTACCAGGGGGCCGAGTTTCACGTCCTAGCCATCGACGAGCTAACCCACTTCACCGAAACCATTTACAGGTACCTCCGGGGCCGCGTCCGCATGACCGGCCTGGACATACCCAAGCACCTCAAGCACCTTTTCCCCAGGATCATCACCAGCGCCAACCCCGGTGGCCCCGGGCATTCATTCGTGAAGCGGACCTGGGTGAAGAAAGGCGAACGACCGCACCGAGCGAGCAAAAAGGAAGGTGGATTTATTCGACAATTCATCAGCGCCAAGCTTTCCGACAACTACGCCCTGCTCAGAGACGACCCCGAGTACGCCACCCGCCTCGAAGGCCTCGGCGACGCCGCCCTGGTCCGCGCACTAAGGGACGGAGACTGGGACGTCGTAGCCGGTGCGATGTGGGGCGAGGTTTGGAGAAACGCCCGCCACACTTGCGAAGCCTTCCCCATACCGCACGACTGGCCAATCTGGGTCGGAGCCGACGACGGGTACAACGACGCCGCTGCAATGGTATGGTTTACAGAGAACCCCAGGACCAAGACCGTGTACGCTATTGCCGAGCTTTACCAGACCGGCCTCCTCCCGGAGCAATTCGTCACCCTTGCCACCAAGATCAACAGATCGATTTTGAGGACCGACGAGCGAGGCGACATCAGCGCCAACACCGAGCCCATCCGAGGCTTTATGGACAGCGCCGCCTTTGCCGACCACGGCCAGACCGGCCCCAACGGAGAGAAGGCCGTGCCCCGAGGGAACCAACTGGTCGCCCTGGGCCTCAAGCTAAAACCAGTCCCCAAGTGGCAAGGGAGCCGCGTCCATGGCGTCCAGGAGATCCACCGCCTCCTTGCACCCAACAGCAAAGACCCGGAGAAGCGCCCCGGCCTCATTTTCTTCAAACGCTGCAAGCAGGCCATCGAGACGATCCCGACAATAGGCCGAGACGACAAGCAGCCGGAGGACACCGACCCAGACAACCCGGACGACCACATCGTCGACGCCGTCCGCTATGGCATCCAGTTCAAACGAGGAAAACCCGGAACATTGAAAATCAACGCTTGACCTTTGCGGGATAAATAGGACAATGCGCCCACACCCGAGACACCCAACCCATGACCACCCCCGACCTCTTCCCCGGATTTGACAGCAGCAGCGCCGCCTCCATTCTTGCCAGCGCCCATCAGGCCACCCGAGCAGGCCAGAGCGTCCAGCGACACCACAACGCCCTCGCGCTACTTTGGCCCGGAGAGTTTACAACACCGGCCAACCTTGAGCGCCGCCTCCGCCGCGTCCAGGACGAGCACCGACGGCAACGCGACCACCGGACCAGCCTCCTGAGCTTGACGCCGGTCACCCTTTCCGAAGCGCAACCCGGAGAGCGCCTCCTGGTGGCCTTCCTTGGCATGACCACCGAGGCCATCGAGATCGTCCCGAACCTTCCAGAGCACGCCGACAAGCTGAAGAACCGCGCCGCGCAGCTTTACCGCTTCACCCGATGAGCACCGCGCCCCAGCCTTTCCGATGGAGCCCACCCAAGCCAGAGCCCCCAACGGCCCTGACGACCAGCCGCCTCCTGCCTTGCTTTGTCCGCCGGACCTACACCGGCCCGGACACCTTCACCGACCGCCTCGGCTTCCAGGCCCAGACAGCGACCGAGCGCCACGCCTTGAGCCTTTGGAAACCAGGAAACCCCGAGATCATCATCACCCCATGAAAAAACGAAGCATGAACCCCAAAGGAGGCGACGACGACATCCACACGCCCGACGACCTCGCCCTGGCCATTGTCCGCCACTTCCAGCCCACCGGGACCATCCTGGAGCCTTGCAGCGGGGGCGGAGCCTTCCTCCGCGCCTTTGACGCCTTCAACGCCGAGCACGCCGACCCGATGGACGGTCCCCACGATGCACGCCTCTGGTGCGTCCATTCATTCGAGATCAAAAAAGGCACCGACTTTCTAAAGCAGGAGCCGCCCCCGCACAAATACGACTGGATCATCACCAACGAGCCCTGGAGCCTGTACCGGCCCTTTTTGGCGCAGGCCTTCAAATTTGCCCGCAACGTGGTTTTTTTGGACAAGCTCAACGCCTTTTTCAGCACGAAGGCCCGATTTAACATCGCCGAGCAAGCCGGATATTTCATGGAGCAAGTGGCCCTGGTCGAGCAGCCGCCGCCGCCCTGGAAAGAAATGGGCTTTCAGCTTGCCGCCGTCCACTTTCGGGAGCGCACGCCCAAGGAAGCCGCGACCGGCCTCCTGGGAGCGCCAAAGATTGTCCGCCTGCACTACGACCCCAAGAGCACCCAGCGAGATCCCGCAAAGCCTACCGCCGCCGATGTTCCTTTTTTGCCCCTCACATGAGGAGGCAAAAGGGAACAAGCCATCACCTTTTCACCGTATTTTATTCAGATTCTATGCAAACGACCCACCTCTGCCCCTTTTGCACCGTTATCCCCCTAGACCGCAAAGACCGCCCCGAACTAAAGGACAAGCCGGTCCAGCTTTCGTGCAGCCGCTGCGACGTCCACGCCATCGGAGCCACCGAAGAGGAAGCCCTCGAGCATTTCAGGAACCACCGGCCCCTGGAGCACAGGCCGGTCACCATTCCCGCCGCCCTACGCGCCGAGCTCGAGCGCACAGCCGCCATCGCCCAACTCAAGGACGACGGGCTGACCGAGGCCGAGACCTTCGCGCTCGCCGCCCTGGGAGGCGTCCCATTGACCCGGACCCCGACCGGCCTCCGCACCGGCCCCTGCGGAGTATTCAGGATCAACGGAGCGTGGCAGGTGATCCAAGGCCAGCCAGCGCCAGAGAAATGACTTGTGAGACGGCCCGGACAAAGTAGGCTTTTCTCATGACCGTCCTCGCCGCCGACATCATCGAACGCGCCATCCTGCACAACTACGCATTCAGCGCCAGGAACCCGCTCCTCCTCGTTGACAGCACGTACGCCACGGTCAACGACGCCGACGCCCAAGGCTACTTTTCCGCCGTTGCAAGAGTAGCCCAGCAGCAACTCGGCGAGTGGGTAGAAAACGTGATCGATTGCGACAAATACGCCCGCCTCGTCGCTACCCTAGCCATGGTCGGCCACGCGCAGGAGCCCGCCGCCGTCAAAAAAAAGACCGGCCTCGCTGTCGGGGTTTTTGCGTACGTTTCAGACACCCTCGGCCCGCACGCGATCAACTTTATGGTCACCAAGGTCACCGGCCAGACCCACCTCCGGGTCCGCTTTTTTGAGCCCCAGACCGGCGAGGAATTGCAGCTTTCCAACAGCGAGAAAGCCGGTATTTTGTGGGCGATCCTATGAAAACGCTTTTTGCCATTGCCATCGCCGCCGCCCTGACCTCTTGCACCGGCCCCAAGCAGCCCCAGGAGCCCCGCACAATTACACTCACGCTCCCGGCGATCCCCTACGGAGAGTGAGACCGGCCCGAAAAAGGACTTGTGACAGCTAGCGCCAGACGCTACCATCGACGGCAACGCCAAAAGCCCGCCGCCCATGCCCGTCAACACACCTCACCCCGCCTACCAGGACCGCGTCGCAGAATGGGAACAAGTAGAGGACTGCGTCGAAGGAGCCAAGGCCGTCAAAGCCAGAGGCCAGACCTACCTGCACGCCTTGAGCAACCAGAAGCCCGAGGACTACAGCTCGTACAAACGCCGCGCCGTCTTTTTTCAGGCCACCGCACGCACCGCCGACGCGTGGCTGGGGATGCTGGCCCGCCGAGCGCCAGCCGTTACCGCCCCCGGCCTTGACGCCATTCTCGCCGACATTGACCTCCAAGGGAACCCCGTCGGGAATTACAGCGAGACGGTCCTCTGGCACTTGATCAAGACCGCCCGCGCCGGAACCTTGATCGACTGGAGCCTGACCGACAACAGGCCGTACGTCGCCCACTACGCCGCCGTCGACATCATAAACTGGACCGTCCAGCGGATCGGAGGCGTCCCGACGTTGACCAGCTTGATCTTGCACGAAATCAGCGAGGACTACGTCCCAGCGACCGGAACCACTGCCCCGGACCCATACGAGCGCCCCAACTACCATCAATGGCGAGAATTCACCCTCAACATCGCCCCGGCCCCCGAGGGAACCCCAGCCGACACCCCCGCCGTCCGGTCGGTCACGTGGAAACTTTGGAGGCAAAAGCAAGAGAGCAAGCCGATCACCACCACCACGAAGAAGGCCACCAAAGGAAGCAAGGCCGAGGGGGACGAATTCATCCAGATCGCCACCGGAGAACTCACCCGCCGGAACATTCCCCTCCCGGCGATCCCTTTTGTGTTCCACGGAACCGGCGACGACCGCGCCACACCGGACAAGCCCCCGCTCCTTGACCTTTCCGAGATTAACCTCTCCCATTATTGCCTTTCCGCCGACTACGAACACGGCCTCCACATTGCAGGCCTTCCAACGCCCTGGGCCGCTGGCTTCACCAGCGACGGAGACACCAAACTCAGCCTCGGCATGACCACCGCCTGGGTGAGCGACGACGTCCAAGCGAAATGCGGATTTTTGGAATTCACCGGGACCGGCTTGACCGCCATCAAGGACGCCCTGAAGGACAAGGAAGCCCAGATGGCCAGCCTCGGAGCCAAGCCCCTCGAGGCCCGGACCCAGGACGCCGAAGCCCTCGAGACCGTGAAGCTCCGCGCCAGCGCCGAGAGCAACAGCCTGACGAGCATCGCCGAAGCCGCCAGCCGGAGCCTGGGCGAGGTCGTCCGCTGGCTTGCATGGTGGGCAGGGACCGCCGCCACCATTAAAGACCTCGAGCAGAGCCACACCGTCGCCATCAACAAAGACCTCATCAGCCACAAGATCAGCCCCCAGATGTTGACCGGCCTGACCGCCGCCCTGCAGGCCGGTGCCATCAGTTACGAGACTTATTTCTACCAACTGGTCGAGGGAGAGATCATCCCCGAGGGACGCACCGTCGAGGAGGAGCGGACAGGCATCGACAACAACCCGCTCCCACCCGCCGCCAAAGATCCCGAACCCGACCCCACCGCCTAACCCATGCCACGCCCGCAAAGCCAAGCGGACCTCTTCGCAGACGAAAGCACCACCCACGCCTGGAAGATTCTCCGGGTCGCGGCAACGCACCGCAATCGCGCCCTCGCCTTTTTGACCGACCTCGAGCTCGAGCTCGCCAAATTGATCGAGCGGTACAGCCCCAGGACCGCCGCCGGAAAGCGCCTCGTTGAATTCAAGAAGGACACCGACGCCACCATCCGCGACACGTACAAGACCATTGCAAAGGCCCACCAAGGCGACCTTTCAAAGCTTGCCGAGATCGAAGGCCTCGCCACGGCCCAGGCCTTCAACAACAGCATCGGAGTCGACCTTTTCAAAGACACCCTGACGCCGGAGCTAATCGAGCAAGTGATCCAGGAGCCGGTGATTCTAGGCCACCAAGCGAAGGAATGGTGGCTGGGACAGGACCAAGACCTCCGCCGGAAGTTTGCAGCGCAAATGGCGATGGGACAAGCCCTCGGAGAGACCAACGAGCAACTTGTCAAACGCGTCCGGGGGAGCCAAGCCGCCAGCTTCAACGACGGGATCATGGCCGTGAAGAAGAGGGAGGCCGAAGCCCTGGTCCGGACGAGCGCCATCGCCACCAGCAACGCCGCCAGCTTGAAGAGTTACGAGGAGCTCGGCCCGATGGTCAAGGCCATCCAATGGATCAGCACCCTGGACAGCCGGACAACCCACATCTGCAAAGCCCTGGACGGCCTACGCTGGAC